ATTTATGATATGGTCAGTCAAATTAATTCAATTGCTAACACAATTGCTATTAGGGCTACCTCTACATCAAAGGTTAATGAAAACACAGACACTACCAGTAATTTAAAGATGTTTTCAGCAACTAAGACTTTGAGCACAACAAACGCATCAGGAAATACAACTGAGTCATTCTTTTTCACATACCCAGAGTTTAAGTTTACTCCAGTTGTAACAGCAACAATTATAAACAATACTGGCTCTACTACTGGAGACGATGTAATATGTACATTAAGAAATGTTGGAACATCCAGAGCAGAAGGGGTAGTAAGATTTAATACCTCTGGTGCTGTAAATTTATCAGTAAGTGTAATAGCAATCGGCATAGCGCCTTAAGATATGATATACTTTTTCAACTATGGCAAAAATAATCAACAATACGCACATTGAGTGCAGCAAGTGTGAAGGAAGAATGCTAGTAGATAGAGTTTTTTCTTCCTACGATCACTTAGAATTATATTGTTTAGTTTGTGGAAAAAGAGAAATGTATAATCATCCAGATAGACATGGAGAAGTTGCTCAGTGGATAATGAAAGCAGAAAAGACCAGAGCCAAGATACTTGGAAGCAATCTATAAAACCAAGTTCTAGAATATTCTTTTTTAATAAAGAACTAGTAAGATTAATTCATTTTAATCGTGCCAATGATATATGTGAAATTTATAATTTTATAAAAGATAAAGAGCAAACCCTATTATATTCAGACTTTAAAAAACATAGAAAAAGAGCATACACAGTTAAAAATACTGTAAAAATATTTGGAAGATCTAGAATACAGTTAGAAAGATGGATTACAAAAGGGCTAGTAGACCCGCCAACTGGAGCAGTTGTTGGGGGTAAAAGAATATTTGGAGAATACGCTTACTACTCAGAAGAAGACCTATTTACAATTAGGTCAACTATTGCTACAATAAGTATAGGTAGACCAAGAAAAGACGGTAGGGTTAATGCATCAAAAAATATTCCTACTGAAAAAGAGTTGCGTTCTTTGATTGGAGATGCTATTATGTTATATACAAGAACTAAGGATGGGGAATATATCCCTGTTTGGGCAGAAGAAACGTGGTAATTATGTCTGACAAAACAACAGTATCCGTAACACTAGGGTATACATTAAATTTAGGTAATTTTCAAAGTCTTAGATTAGATCTAGGATGTACAGATTTTGTTCGAGAAGGCGAAGACAAAGATGCAGCAATGGAAAGAATATATGAGTTTATTGAATCAAAGGTTGTTGCTAAAATTGAGGAAGCCAAGAAAGAAATAGAGTAGTGGCAGAAAAGCAATTACGTCATGCACTACTTACGAGATATAAAAAATTGGCTATTTCTAATAGCATTGATATTAATATTAATATTCACGTAGAGCAATGGGCTGCAGATTCTTTGATAGAGTCTTACGGTTTAGATATGTGCTATGAAATGTTAGATTATTATTTTAGAATATCTGAAACTCATTCTTGGAAGTGGTTTGCAAATAATGCAGATAAATTATATAAAAACTTGCAAGGTAAAAAAGAAGATGATAGAATTAGAGAGTTGATGAAACAACAAGCAAAAGATTGGTTAAATAAATAATGTCAGCAGATCTAGAGGGTAAAGTATTATCTGCTGTATTAAAAGATAAGCAAATACACATATTATTACAAGCAAATCCAGATTCTTTATTTAAGACCCACAAAGATGTATGGGACTTTATTAGAACATATCAAGAACAAAATAGTTCAGTACCCCCAATTAATTTAGTAATAGAAAAATTTAGAGACTTCGATCCAGTTGGAGAAATTGGTGGCACAAAACATCATTTAGAAGAATTAAGAACAGAACATCTACAAAGTAGTTTAAGCAATGTACTTATGGATACAGCAGGAAAGTTAAAATTAAATCAACCAGTAGAAGCACTAAACAGTATTATTTCTAAGACTGCTGATCTAAAAAGAATTACTGCAGAGATTAGAGATATCGATGCTGTAGATATAGATGATGCTGTAGCATACTATGAACACGTAAAGGAGATGCATGATCAAGGCATTCACGGTATTCAAACAGGTCTTGCAGGTTTCGACAACTATCTTCCTGCGGGTATTACTACTGGTCAGTTTGGCATTCTTCTTGCTTATCCTGCTATTGGTAAGTCTTGGCTCGCACTTTTTATGGCTGTTCAAGCATGGAAGAACGGAAGAAAACCACTTTTTGTTTCTTTAGAAATGACAGAGTCAGAAGTTCGTAACCGTGCATATACAATTATGGGTCAAGGAATGTGGTCACATAGAAAACTAAGTTCTGGAATTATTGATACAGAATCATTTAAGAATTGGGGCAAGACTCACTTAGAAAGAATGCCGTCTTTTCACATAGTTTCTAACGATGGACTAGGGGAAGTGTCTCCATCAATTTTGCGGGGTAAGATAGATCAATATAAACCAGACATAGTATTTGTTGACTACATTCAATTAATGCAATCAAACAACTATACAGACAATGAAGTAGTAAAGATTAAGAATATATCTAGAGAATTAAAGATCCTTGCTATATCTGAACAGGTTCCTATTGTAGCAATTGCATCAGCAACACCAGATGATGCAACTGACATGTATACCGTTCCATCACTTGGACAGGTAGCATGGTCAAGACAATTGGCTTATGATGCAGATTGGGTATTAGCATTAGGTCGTGCACAAGGAAGTAGCATTTTAGAGTGTGTTTTTAGAAAAAACCGTCATGGATTTTGTGGAGAGTTTATGATAGATATAGATTTTGACTCTGGAAGATTTATGTATAAGGATACTGAGGGAACTGCTTAAATACAAGATATAATTTAAGTATGACTTACAGCCACAAAAGAATAGAGAAGTTTTCCCTAGAGGGTGAGATTTTTGACGACTCTCATATCTTAAGATTAAAAGATCAATATATTTTTATGATCGTTAATGGAATGAGGGATAAAGGCTATGTTCCTAGGTACGACATTGACACAGACTTTACTGTAAGTTATAATGGTAAGACATTTGATTTTAAATTATCGGTTTATGGAGTGCATGTTGGAAAAGGTAAAGCAAAATGTATACTAGGAATAGACAAGAACACAATCGTTCAATCTCTTACTACTCAGAAAACCAAATCAGAAGAAGTCTTTTAGCCTCTGGCATAGATATAGTATCAGAAGTAGATATAGATTTTATTATCTACTGTCCATTTCACAATAACTCAAGAACACCTGCTGCAGAAATACATAAAACAAATGGAATGTTTTACTGCTTTGCTTGTCAAGAAACGAAAGAACTTACAGAAGTTATTATGCAAGCCTCTGGCAGATCATACTTTGAAGCAGCAAGACTTATTGACTCTAAATCAGATGATAGAAATTTAGTAGAAGTATTACAAGAAACATTAGATAAAAAAGTAGAATTTAAAGAGTATGATTTAGAAGTGATAGAAAGATTACATCAAAGTGTATTTACAAATTCAAAGGCTATTAAGTATTATCAGGATAGAAAGATAGATAAAGATAGTGTAGTTAAGTATAAACTTGGATACTCCGAAAAACAGGACATGGTAACCATTCCAGTTTATTCACCAGATGGCATGTGCTTAGGATTTGTTGGCAGATCAACAGAAGGCAAGGTATTTAAAAACACACCTGGCTTACCTAAAAGCAAAACTTTATTTAATTTACAAAGAGCAAAGAGATATGACAAAGTTTTTGTTGTAGAATCATCCTTTGATGCAATAAGGCTAGAGCAGGTGGGTGTTCATGCTGTTGCAACCTTGGGTGCTACTATTTCAAAAGAACAAAGAAAACTTCTAAAGCAATACTTTAATCAAGTTATAGTTTTAGGAGATAACGATGAGGCTGGTCAAAATATGTCAAAGAAAATGATTGCATATTTTGGAACAGGTTGTATGGCTCCACCACTTCCAGAGGGTATAAAGGATGTGTCTGATTTGTCTAATGAAGACTTAAAAAACTTTGTAGATAGATTTGACGACATGCTATCCTCTATGCTAAAATAGATACAAGGCTCATTTACAGAGCAAACATTAAGGAGAAAAAAGTATGTCAATTATAAAAGGTCTAAAAAACATTGAAGCAATTATTGATAAGCCAAAATCAAATGTTTCAGGAGAAAAGGTAAGTTGGTTAAAATTAGATGATGGTCAAAGTACCCAAATAAGATTCATTAGTGAATTAGATGCAGACTCACCAACGTATGACGAAAAGCGTGGTCTTGCAATTGTTGTAAGTGAACACTCAAACCCAGATGACTATAAGCGTAAGTCTGTTTGTACAACAGACACACAAGGTCGTTGCTTTGGTTGTGAAATGTTTAGAAAAGATCCAAAGAGTGGATGGAGAGCACGTCTAAGATTCTATTGCAACGTATTAGTTGATAACGGAATTGATGCACCACATGTTGCAGTATGGAGCATGGGAGTAAGCAAGGCTGCTACTTTCAACACAATTAGAGAATACGCGTCAGATTCTCCAAGTATTTCAAATATGACTTGGAAATTAAAACGTAATGGCAAGGGAACAGAAACTAACTACGTATTGCTTCCACAAAAACAAGACTCAGATCCATTTAATTGGGGTACTTATGAATACCCTAACTTAGAAAAGGTTGTTAGAGAAGTACCTTATGCAGATCAAGAAAATTTTTACATTGGTTTTAGTAACCAAGCAACCTCAACATCTGTTGACTGGTAAACAATTTGGGGGAGCGAAATATCTCCCCCATCACATTAAGGATTAAATTTGAATTACGCACCTCTTCACGTTCATACTCATTATTCACTTATGGACGGAGTAGCGACACCAGAAGAATATTGTAAACGTGCAAAGTCTTTGGGTATGCCCGCTATTGCAATTACAGATCACGGTGCACTATCTGGACATCGTCCAATGTATCGTGCTGCAAAAGAGCAGGGTATAAAACCAATCCTTGGTATAGAAGGATATATAACATTAGATAGATTTGATAAAAGAGATAAGTTAGAAAGAGCAGGAGATCCTTTAGATTTAGTTTATAATCATATAGTTATTCTTGCAAAGAATCAAAAGGGTTTAGAAAATTTAAATAAATTAAATGAATTAGCATGGACAGAAGGATTTTATAGAAAGCCTAGAATAGATTTTGAAATACTAGAAAAGTATAAAGAGGGATTAATTGTTTCTACCGCTTGTCCTAGCGGCATGATCAATAAGGCTCTTGAGTTTAATGAATATGCTGTTGCCAAAAAGCACCTGACTTGGTTTAAGAACACCTTCGGTGATGATTTTTATGTGGAAATAATGCCACACAATAGTCGTGAGATGAATCATGAACTTCTAAGTCTAGCAGATAGTATGGATATAAAGTTAATTGTTACTCCAGATTGCCATCATTCACACCCTGATCAAAAGGTAATTCAAGAAATTATGCTTCTTTTAAATACACATGCCAAGTTAGATAAAGACGCCAAGTTTGAAAAGTCACAAAAGATAAGTGACCCTATGAAGAAACTTGATTACCTATATGGTGAAGATCGTCAAATGTCATTTAGAACATTTGATATACATTTATTATCATATGAAGAAATGAAACAAGCCATGAATATGCAGGGTATAACTAGAGAAGATATATACACTAATACTTTAGATATAGTAGATAAGATAGAAGATTATGATATTAAATCAGGACTAGATTTGCTACCCACAAAAACAGATGATCCTCATCAAGGACTTGTTGATTTAGTTTTAAAGGGCATGGTAGAAAAAGAATTATATGATATTCCAGAATATAAAGAAAGAATGCAAGAAGAACTAGATATTATTAGAGATAAAAACTTTTCTCCATACTTTTTGATTGTAAGTAATATGTTGAATTGGGCTAAAGAGCAAGGCATATTAGTAGGTCCTGGTAGAGGATCTGCCGCTGGATCATTAGTTTGTTATGCTTTAGGAATAACTGATGTTGATCCAATTAAATATGGACTTCTATTTTTTAGATTCGTAAACCCAGACCGTAATGACTTTCCAGATATTGATTCAGACATTGCAGATTCAAGACGTGACGAGTTAAAAACATACCTAGAACAAGAGTATGAAAACGTTGCTTCCATTGCTACCTTTTTAGAATTTAGAGGAAAAGGTATCGTTAGAGATGTATCAAGAGCATTTAATATACCTCTGTCAGAAGTAAACAAGGTTTTAAAAACAGTAGATGATTGGGATGACTTTACATCAAGCAAAACTGCTCAATGGTTTAGATTAAAATATCCAGATGTAGTTAAGTACGGAGAGCAACTTCGTGGTCGCATTCGCGGTACAGGAATTCACGCTGCTGGAGTAGTAACTTCTAAAGAACCTATTTTTAAATATGCACCAATGGAAACTCGTACCGCTCCAGGAACTAAGGAAAGAATTCCAGTAGTTGCCGTGGATATGAACGAAGCAGCAGATATTGGACTTATTAAACTAGATGTTCTTGGACTAAAAACTTTAACAGTTATTGATGACACAATAAATATTATTAAAGAAAGACATAAGATAGATATTAAGTTAAAAGAAATAGATCTTAATGATAAAAAGGTTTACGAAATGCTTTCAGATGGAAGAACTAAGGGAGTGTTTCAATGTGAGGCAGCACCTTATACAAACTTGTTGGTAAAGATGGGTGTTAGCAACTTAGATGAACTTGCTGCATCAAATGCATTAGTAAGACCTGGCGCTATGAATACAATTGGTAAAACTTACTTAGCAAGAAAACATGGAAGAGCAATCACGGAATATATTCATCCCATTATGCAACAGTTTACAAAAGATACTTATGGATGCGTTCTGTATCAAGAACAAGTAATGCAAGCCTGTGTTTATCTTGGCGGAATGACTATGGCAGAGTCAGATAAGGTTCGTAAAATTATTGGTAAGAAAAAAGATGCAAAAGAATTTGACGTGTTTAAAGAGAGATTTGTTATTGGTGCATCAAAACATATCACCCAGTTCAAAGCAGAAGGCCTATGGCACGATTTTGAGGCTCACGCAGGGTACTCATTCAATAAGTCACACGCAGTTGCTTACTCTATGCTTTCATACTGGACAGCATGGTTAAAGTATTACTATCCTATTGAATTTATCTATTCATTGTTAAAGAATGAACAAGATAAAGATGCTAGAACAGAATATCTTATTGAAGCAAAGCGTATGGGTATAGCACTTAAACTTCCTCACATAAATGAATCTGATAGTGATTTTAAGATCGAGGGTAAAGGAATAAGAATAGGACTATCTGCTATTAAATGGATCTCTGATGGAATTTCTTCTAAGATTATAGATAAAAGACCATTTAAAACATATCAAGAGTTTTATGATTTTGTTTTTAAAAAGGGTAGTGGTGTAAACTCAAGAGCGCTTTCTGCATTAGACGCTGTTGGTGCCTTAACTTTTCCCGATAATCCTAGAAATGATGTAACAGTAAAAGAAAACCTTTACGAGTATTTAAATTTGCCAGAGTTTAAAACAAGCGTTCCTCAACATTATTATGCTTATATAGATGATGTTGAAGACTTTGAAGAAACTGGAGTGTTTATTCTTATGGGTGTAATTAAAAACATTAAACGTGGCAAAGGATGGTCTCGTGTTGAGTTAATGGATTCTACTGGCATGGTTGGAATATTTGATGACGAAGAAACCAAGATAGAGCCAGGTAAGACATATGTTATGGCGGTAGCAAGTAATAGAATTATGGAAGCAGTTCCAGTAGAAGATGTAAAAGATTCTTTGAATAATCCACTAATTAAGTTTTTAAATTATAAAACTTTGCCCTATGGAAATGATGAGTATTATGTGCTATCATTTAAACCTAGAACAACAAAAACAGGAAAGAAGATGGCTAACATGATTGTTGCCGATGCAAGTAGAGATATGAAACCTATTGTAATATTCCCAACTAAATTTTCAGAGGGATTTATGAAGTGTGAGCCAGGTAAGGCAAAGAAAATGACTTTTGAGGTAACAAAAGATGGAACAGAAATACTCAGAGAGGTAGTAAATGGTTAATAAGATGGATAATAAAATACAAGGAATATCAACAGAAGAGTTTCTTTCACAACTAGAACCAAGCCTAAGAAAAAGATTAAGTAATGCTACTGATGTAGAAATTACAAAACAAAAAACTCCAAGTCCTAGTTTGAATAACGCACTTAGAGGTGGCTTTGCATACGGAAGACAAGTTTTAGTTTGGGGTAACAAGTCTGCTGGTAAATCATCATTTTGTTTACAGATGATTGGGGAAGCACAAAAAGAAGGAAAGTTATGTGCGTGGATAGATGCCGAACAATCCTTTGATCCTATTTGGGCACAAAAACTTGGGGTAGATACAGATAAATTAATTTACTCTGAAGCAAGAACTATTAATGATATGGTTGATGTCGCTACTCAACTAATGAAAGCAAAGGTAGATATACTAATTGTTGATTCTATATCTGCATTACTACCTGCTATTTATTTTGAAAAAGATTCAGCAGAATTAAAACAACTAGAAAATACTAAACAGATAGGTGCAGAGGCTAAAGATATGACTAATGCAGTTAAGATGCTTAACTACGCTAATAACCAAGAAGCCAAAACACTATTGGTATTGATATCACAACAAAGAAATAACATTGGTGCAATGTATGCTTCTCACATGCCTACAGGTGGACAAGCAGTCAAGTTCTTCTCAAGCACTGTAATTAAACTATGGTCAAGTGAATCAGAAAATCAAGCAATTAAAGGTAAGATTGCTGTTGGAGATAAGTTAATTGAATCTAAAATTGGCCGCATTGTAAATTGGCATGTAGATTTTAATAAGACTGGTCCAGCATTTATTAGTGGATCTTATGATTTTTATTTTGACTCTGAAGAAGTTGGTATTGATAAAGTTGCCGACTTAGTAGATACAGCAGAATTGGTTGGAGTTATTGAAAAAGGTGGAGCATGGTATACAGTATTTGAAGAAAGACTTCAAGGTAGAGCAAAAGTAATTGAATACTTAAAACAAAACCCAGATAAGTTAAAAGAACTTGAATCAAAACTTAACTCCTAAATATACTTTATATAATGGCAAATTTATTTGTCAAACATGTAAAGCAACAGTAGAGACAGCAAGAATGTACAAAGAAAAGCAAGACTTGACTTGGATGTGTGCTAACAAGCATTTATCTAAAGTTAATTTTAACGTAAGGGGATATTAATGAGTGAGCGTGGAGAACTAAAACGCATTGGTGCCAAGCCACACATTAATTCAGGCAGGGGACCAGTCAAGGCTGACGGATCGTTGGATGACTTCGTTGTAGATGTCAAAGAATATTCTAAATCCTACTCCGTTAGCCGAGACTCTTGGGCAAAGATTGTGTCAGACACAATGCAGGTAGATAGAAAAAAAGATCCAGTACTTATGGTTGTACTTGGAGAAGGAAATAAAAAAGTTAGACTTGCTATAATTGAGTGGGAAGTATTTGAACAGTTAAGAGACAATAATGGATAGCACAGTAGACCTATTAAATAATGTAACAAAGTTTAATGAAATATCAGAGTATATGCAAGATGAAGAATTAACTAAAGCGTTAGTTATGATTGCTAAGTTAATTGCTAATCCAGACATACCCCCAGCAAAAGCAACACTGTCTATTACTCAGTTACAAGCATACTCAGCAAAGTTTGCAATGCTTGCCGCTTGGTATTCACATGTAAAAAAAGATGAAAGAGCAAAGAAAAATATTTACTATACAGCAAGAGAAGCGGTAGACAAATTAGTGGATGCCCTTAAATATAATGTAAGGAATTCCTAGTGACTAAAAGATTAATGAAAAAGATTGTTTTAGTTAAAGAGGTTTCTAAAGAAGAAACTAAGATTGATACCAAGGCAATAATTAAAAAAATACAAGATGGCTATGAGCATAAAAAGGGAATGACCTTTAAAAAAAGAGTGGGATTTACGCCATCTGGATTAACATATGGTGCTGGACATTGTCCAAGATTTTGGTATTTATGGTTTGAGGGAAACGAAGCAGAAAATACTAACGATTGGTATTCAGTTGCTAATATGGATTCTGGTACTGATAGACATACTAGAATCGAACAAGCAATGGAAGATGCTGGAATATTAATACATAAAGAATTATCCATTAAGAATGAAGATCCCATTATATCTGCAAAAACAGATGCAATTATTAATTGGGACGGTATGGAAATACTTACTGAAATAAAAACATCTAATGAAGAATCCTTTCATAGAACTACTAAACCAAGAAACTATAATATAGAGCAACTATTAATATATATGAAGATATTAAAGAAGTCATTTGCCTTCTTAATATATGAAAATAAGAATACCCATGAATTAAAGTTCTTCCCTGTTAACTTAAATCAAAAATACAAGGACTTTATAAACTATTTTTTTGATTGGATGAGAAGAGTTCAGAAGGCTTTTGATGATAAGCAACTTCCAGAAAATCCATATAGAAATAAGTTTGAAAATAAAATATGTAAAAGTTGTGATTTTTTTAAGGTGTGTCAAACTAAACCAGTTGGAGACATTAAGATCGAGGCTAGGAAAAATCTTGAATGAACAAAATATGTCAATGGTGCGAAAAAGATTTTTTTACAAAAAATAAGAATCAAATATATTGCTCTGTTGATTGTAGAACCCTTGCCACAAAACAAAAAATTACACAAAGATATCAGATGTCTAAGTTTAAAAGCAGGTTTGGAAAAGAAAGAAGATGCGCTGGAGGGTGCGAAACTTTGTTAAGTGCTTATAATGACGAGACATTCTGCAATTCTTGTTTAGTTAATAATAAAAAAGTAGATAAATTTATTAAAGAGATTAAGGACTATTTTGATTATGAAAAAGAATAGACTATTAAGTATAGGACATCCAAGTAGAATTTTAGCAATAGATGCTTCAACTAACTCTATGGCCTTTTCTATATTTATAGATAAAGAATTACATAAGTATGGAAAGATTAACTTTAGCGGTAAGCATGTATATGAAAAAACAGGGGATGCTTGTAAAAAATTGATACCATTTCTTAAAGACTTTAGTATTGATGCTGTTGTTATTGAGTCAGCAATATATACTAACTCTCAAAAAACTGCTATGAACTTGTCTTTGGTTCAAGGTGCCATCATTGGTTCAGTTCAAATGTATGAGTCTAGACCAGTAGTTTCTTGTTCTCCAGTTGCTTGGCAAAATTGGATTGGTAATAAAAAACTTACTAAAGAAGAGAAATTAAAGATTAGAGAGGATAATCCAGGAGATCACTCATTTTCTTGGTATAAGCAAAAAGAAAGAGAATTTAGAAAAGAAAGAACTATTAAATGGGTAAACATAAATTTTGACACAGACATACACGATGATGATGTTGCTGACGCAGTTGCAATAGGTTGGTATTCAAGTAACAATTGGTTTAAGTTAGCAGAAGAGCCTAAAAATGTTGACAAGGCTCAGGGATAGTGATAAAATGAAACTGTACACAAGTAAGGCTTGGCTAACGAAAAGGTATCAAGTTGATAAAAAAACACCAGAGCAAATTGCAAAAGAGTGTGGAGCATCTGTTGAAACTATATATGTTTATCTTGCCAAGTTTGGTCTTAGAAAGTCAAAGAGGTAATTATGGCAGAATATAAAACTCCAAACTTTGAAAAAGAACTTGAAGATAGAATGAAATTCATTCGTGATGTCTCAACTCAAGCACCTGCGGGTAGAAAGATATTAAAAGAATGTCTTGATATAGCAGAGTTATTAATAAATAAGAATAAATCATATGGTAGTTCATATAGCCATCCTATTAATATATTTAGTAAATCTGAACCTAAAGAGCAATTATATATTCGTATTGATGATAAACTTAATAGAATACATAAAGGTAAAGAATATGCATCAGAGGATACTATTTTAGATCTTATTGGATACCTCGTATTATTAAGGACATTAGATGACAACGGATGATTTAGTAAAACACTTAGACCTTGTAAACCAAGTTGCTTCTGAGTACCTAAAAGGCTTTGATGCTTCTCAAATTTCAAACACTTTAGACATTCCACGTCCAAGAGTTATGGCATTACTTAATGACTGGCGCTCTATGGTTTCAAACAATCAAGCAATTCATGCAAGAGCAAAAGAAGCACTTGCTGGAGCAGATCAACACTACTCATCTTTAATTAGAAAAACATATGAGGTTATAGATGCTGCAGATTCTAGTGCAAACCTAACAGCAAAAACAACCGCTATCAAACTGATAGCAGACATTGAAAGCAAGAGACTTGAGATGCTGCAAAAAGCGGGGTTGTTAGATAATAAAGAAATAGCAGAACAAATTATTGAAATGGAAAGAAAGCATGACATATTAATAAAGATATTAAAGGATATTGCTTCAAGCCATCCAGAAATTAGAGAAGAGATAATGAAACGTCTTTCTGAAATTCAAACTGAGGTGATTGTAATTGACAACGATTGATTTTAGTGACTTTATAGAAGCACTAGATGAAAGTCCTTTTTTAGAATTACCAGTAGATGTTAAAACATTTGTTATGAGTAAAGATTATTTAAATCAACCAGAGTTATCAGACTATCAATATACCCTCGTAGAGTGTATGAGTCAGATATATAAAGAAGAAGATGTTCAAAGATGGTTGGGTAAAGAAGAAGGAAAAGAACATTACAAAAAATATACTAAGCAAGAAGTTATTCTTATGTGTGGAAAGGGTAGTGGTAAAGATCATACTTCTACTATTGGTTGTGCTTATATTGTTTATAAACTATTATGTTTAAAAGATCCGTCAAGATATTTTGGCAAACCATCTAACGATGCTATAGATTTAATTAACGTAGCGGTAAACGCTCAGCAAGCAAAGAACGTATTCTTTAAAGGTTTTAAATCAAAAATTGAAGGATCTCCTTGGTTTGCTGGAAAGTATGAAGCAAAAGCAGACAACATAGAATTTAATAAATCTATTACAGTTTATTCTGGACATTCTGAAAGAGAGTCTGCTGAAGGTTTAAACTTAATGCTTGCAGTTCTTGATGAAATTTCAGGGTTTGCAATGGAGAGTGCTGGTGGTAATGATCAAGGAAAGACCTCAGATAACCTTTACAAGGCCTTTAGAGGGTCTGTAGACTCACGCTTTCCAGACTTTGGTAAAGTTATACTACTGTCGTTTCCAAGATTTAAAGGTGACTTTATTTCTAAAAGATATGAAGATGTTGTTGCAGACAAACAAACAATAATTAGAAAGCATCAATTTACAATTAATCCAACACTAAGTGAAGAAGATATAAACAATAAGTTTGAGGTAGAGTGGGAAGAAGATCACATTGAGTCTTATAAGTACCCTGGAGTATTTGCCTTACGTAGGCCAACATGGGAAATGAATCCAACCAGAAAGATAGAAGATTTTAAGTTAGCATTTTTTACAGATCCAGCAGATGCACTTATGCGTTTTGCTTGTATGCCAACAACTTCATCAGATGCTTTTTTTAAGTCTAGAGAAAAAATAGAAAAAGGTTTGTCAAATAGAAATCCTTTAGATAATGCCAGAAGATTCGATATAAACTTTAAACCAAACCCAGATACAGTTTATTACGTTCATGCAGATCTTGCACAAAAGCATGATAAATGTGCAGTTGCAATTAGTCACGTAGACAAGTGGGTAAGTGTTCAATCATTTAATGATTATGAACAAATTGTTCCATTTGTTGTTGTAGACGCAATTGCTTGGTGGGAGCCACTTAGAGAAGGACCAGTTGATCTTAGTGAGGTAAAAAATTGGATTATTGATTTAAGAAGGCAGGGTTTTAATTTAGGATTAGTTACTTTTGATAGGTGGCAATCTTTTGATATACAACAAGAATTAAAACAGGTAGGAATAAAGACTGAAACTTTATCAGTAGCAAAGAAACATTATGAAGACTTAACTATGCTGTTCTATGAAGAAAGACT